GACTAGGGAACATGACAAAAAGTTTGGAAAGTATGAAATGATGTAGGAGGTTTATTATGTCAGACAACATTTATCTAGGTAATCCCAACCTAAAAAAAGCGAATGTAGCTCAAGAGTTTAGTCAAGAGCAAATACTTGAGTTTTATGCTTGTAGAAATGATCCAATTTATTTTGCAGAAAAGTATGTCAAGATTGTAAGTCTTGATGAAGGTCTGACAGCATTTAAACCTTACCATTTTCAAAAGAAGTTAATTAAGAACTTCCATGAGAATAGATTTAATATTTGTAAGATGCCTAGACAGACAGGTAAGTCTACAACTTGTGTCGCTTATCTTTTACATTATGTTGTTTTTAATGATAGTGTCAATGTAGGTATACTAGCTAACAAAGCAGCCACTGCTAGAGAACTGCTAGGTAGACTGCAGACTGCTTATGAGAATTTACCTAAGTGGATGCAACAGGGTATCATATCTTGGAATAGAGGAAGTCTTGAACTAGAGAATGGTTCTAAGATTCTTGCCGCTTCTACTTCTGCATCTGCAGTTAGGGGTATGTCATTCAACATCCTATTCTTGGATGAATTTGCGTTTGTTCCTAATCATATTGCTGACTCATTCTTCAGTTCAGTTTATCCTACTATTACCTCAGGTAAGAGTACTAAAGTTATTATAGTCTCTACGCCTCATGGTATGAACCACTTCTATAGGTTGTGGCATGATGCTGAGAAACAAAAGAATGAATATATTCCTACTGATGTTCATTGGAGTGAAGTACCTGGTAGGGATGAGAAGTGGAAGAAATCTACCATTGCCAACACTTCAGAAGCACAGTTCAAAGTTGAGTTTGAATGTGAATTTTTAGGATCTGTTGATACTTTGATTGCTCCTAGTAAACTAAGAGCATTAGTTTATGATGAACCAGATACTAGAAGTGCTGGATTAGATGTATATGAAGTATGCAAAGAGGATCATGATTATGTTATTACTGTTGATGTAGCAAGGGGAGTTGGAGGAGACTATTCTGCTTTTGTTGTCATTGATATTACAGAGTTTCCTCATAGAGTAGTAGCAAAGTATAGAAACAATGAAATCAAACCCATGTTATTCCCTAATATTATTTGGGAAGTTGCTAAGAGTTATAATGATGGATTTATCTTATGTGAGGTAAATGATGTAGGAGATCAGGTTGCTGCTATTATCAATTATGATTTGGAGTATGAAAATCTACTCATGTGTTCTATGAGGGGTAGAGCAGGTCAAGTTGTAGGTCAAGGATTTTCTGGTAAGAAGACTCAGTTGGGAGTCAAGATGTCTAAAACTGTAAAGAAGGTAGGTGCTCTTAACTTAAAAACATTAATAGAAGAAGATAAACTTACTTTTAGGGATTATGAGATATTAAGTGAACTGACTACTTTTATTCAAAAACATAATTCATTTGAAGCAGAAGAAGGATGTAATGATGACCTTGCAATGTGTCTTGTCATATATGCATGGTTAGTAGCACAGGATTATTTTAAGGAACTTACTGACCAAGATGTAAGAAAAAGATTGTATGAAGAGCAGAAGAATCAGATAGAACAAGATATGTCACCTTTTGGATTTATCATGGATGGTTTAGAGGATGATACTTTTGTAGATGCAGAAGGAGATACATGGAATACATTAGATAATGGTAGTTTAGAACTAGATAGATTAGCAGGAACACCTGGTTCTTGGAATACTGATGAGTATGGAGATATGTCACATATGTGGGAATATAGGTAGTGGAATTAGATAATCAAATAAGATTAGGACACCTATTACTTTCTGATAGGAAGTGTAGAGTATGCAAAGAAACTAAAAATTTAATAGATGGTTTTTATTTGACTAGAAAGGATAGAGGAACATTAGCATCAGCATATTCTTATGAGTGTAAAGTATGTACTGTAAGAAGAATTGTAGAAACTAGGAAGAAACAACAACCTCACACTGATTGGAATTATCCTGATTGGTAGTGTTCGTGGATTGTTTCCCCAATGAAAACATCAAAAACAATAAATATTTTCAGATAAACTGAGACGAGGCTAGACAACATGGC